TGAAATTTTTGATTTATGTATATGTACACAATCAAAGTCCTGATATTGCAGCTGGTGTAAATACTGCACTGGAAGCACGAAATGGTGTAAACGAACAATATGGTTCTGTCGGTGCCGGAGATCAAGGGACCATGTATGGGTATGCCACAATAGAAACTAGAGAAATGCTTCCCTTACCTCTTGTACTATCCCATCGAATCGTAAAGAGACTGGATGAGGCTCGAAAAGGTAAGCTCATTAAAGGTATTCTCCCCGACGGAAAAGCTCAGGTGACGATTGAATATGATGATGATACTCCAGTAAGAGTAAAGACCATTGTGGTGTCGGCGCAGCATGAAAAGAATAAGACCCAGGAAGAGCTCAAGCAGGATATTCTAAACAATGTATTGTGGCAGTGTTTTGAGGACTTTCCTTTTGATGATGAAACAGAAATTCTTATCAATCCGTCTGGTCAGTTTGTTTTAGGAGGACCCGCTGCAGATACTGGACTAACCGGTAGAAAAATCATGGTAGATACTTATGGCGGTCTTGCATCACATGGTGGCGGAGCACTATGCGGGAAAGATCCAACCAAAGTAGACCGAAGCGGTGCTTACATGGCTAGGTATATTGCTAAACATATCGTGTGGTGTGATTTGGCAGAGAAATGTGAAGTGGCTATTTCCTATGCCATTGGCAAGGCAAATCCTGTGGCTTTTTCCATAAATACTTTTGGAACAGGAACAGTTTCTGATGAAGTTCTAACCATTGCTGCTCAAGAAGTTTTTAATTTGAGGCCTGCAGCAATTATTGAAAAGCTGCGACTTAGAAACATTCATTACTCCGATACAGCAGTCTATGGTCACTTTAACAGTTGCCTGTTCCCTTGGGAGGATGTTAATAAATATAGCGAACTAAAAGAGGCGGTGGGAAAATATGCAGATAGAGAAAATTAAGACGAAACTGCTGATCCCTGCTGATTATAATCCTAGAAAGGACTTAAAGCCGGGTGATCCAGAGTATGAAAAGCTAAAACGCTCCCTTGAGGAGTTTGGCTACGTCGAACCAGTTATTTGGAATAGAACCACAGGTAGAGTAGTTGGTGGCCATCAGCGATTGAAAATCCTACTGAACATGGGTATGGAGGAAGTAGATTGCGTAGTTGTTGAGATGGATGAGGAAAAGGAAAAAGCCCTCAATATTGCATTGAATAAAATAAACGGAGATTGGGATAAGGAAAAACTAGCACTTCTCATTACAGACTTAAATGCAGCTGACTTTGATGTATCTCTCACAGGATTTGATCCCGGAGAACTAGATGATCTTTTCAAGGATACGATGAAAGAGAAAATAAAAGAAGATGATTTTGATGTGGACAGCGAGCTGAGTAAGCCCGCTGTTTCGCGTTTAGGGGATGTTTGGATACTTGGTAGGCACAGACTGGTATGCGGAGACAGCACAAAAAAAGAAACCTTCAACATATTAATGGATGGAAAAGTCGCCAATCTGGTGGTAACTGATCCCCCATACAATGTCAACTATGAAGGCACTGCTGGGAAAATCAAAAATGATAATATGGCAAATGATGCATTTTATCAATTTTTATTAGATGCCTTTAAGAATACAGAATCGGTATTGGCATCAGATGGAAGCATATATGTATTCCATGCTGATACCGAAGGACTTAATTTTAGAAAAGCTTTTATTGACGCAGGCTTTTATCTTTCCGGTACTTGCATTTGGAAGAAGCAGTCCTTGGTTCTTGGAAGATCCCCTTATCAGTGGCAGCATGAACCGGTGCTATTTGGTTGGAAAAAGAAGGGTAAGCATCTCTGGTATTCGGACCGTAAGCAATCAACCATCTGGGAATTTGATAAGCCGAAAAAGAATGCAGATCATCCGACTATGAAGCCCATTGCTCTAATTGCCTACCCCATTATGAACTCTAGTCTTACCAATAGCATCGTGCTTGATCCTTTTGGAGGTTCTGGCTCTACGCTGATTGCCTGTGAGCAGACCGATAGAATTTGCTATACCATCGAGCTGGATGAAAAGTACTGTGATGTTATTGTGAAGCGTTACATTGAGCAGGTTGGAACAGATAAAGATGTCTATGTTATTCGTGAAAAAGAGAAGATTCCATTTAACGTGGCAGCCACATCCACTGATGAATTAGATTGATAGAGCAAGTTTTAAATGCATTTTTGCACAGAAATAACTTGCTATTGTGTAGCGTTAGAGTGATATATGGTACTACCAAATAAGAAAGGCGGTATGTAGCATGAAAATTGATTTTAATCGTACTGGCGGTGAGAGAAAGGCCCTAGTTACTGCGATTGGAGAAATATTAGGTAAAAAGTCTGAATACAAAGGCGCACCAACATTCATTTATCAAATAGGCGGGTTTGAAGTTGATAAGGAAGGTGCTCTTATTTTTGATGAAGTTGTTGTGGGCGAAAAAGCGGCCACACTCCTCGATAAACTTGAGAGTCGAGGATTTACCTATGTGAAACCAGAAGGTTTGCTACAGGGGCACACAGACGACAAAGACATGTTAGTAATTGAAATCCCTAAGAAAGACTTCACCGACATTGCCTTAAACAACTTGGAAAAGATTCTGGAAAGTAAGGGAGCTCTCATTAAAAAGGCCCTTGGAGTAGAGGAACTACCTGTTGAGCAAACAGAGGAAACTCTACGTTTTCCTTGGTTTTCCTTTGATGAAGATGCTGAGAAAGTTAAAGCCTACACGCATTTCATCACAGCCCTTTGTGATATGGCAAAAACCCAGAAGAGAATCACTGCCATAGCTAAGGAAGTGGATAATGAAAAGTATGCCTTTCGATGCTTTTTGTTAAGGCTCGGATTTATCGGTGATGAATACAAGGCCGCAAGAAAGATACTCCTTTCCAAACTGAACGGAAGTTCTGCATTTAAAAGTGTAGTTGCTAAGCAGGAGGAAGTGGATGAAAATTGAAAACCATTCACCCTAATATCCTAGAGCAGCTTAGAAGTATCTATACCCCTGGAACAAGAGTGGTTTTGGTAAAGATGAATGATCCCTATACCAAACTCGTACCTGGGACAAAAGGAACCGTCATTGGTGTAGATGATATTGGAACCATCCATGTAAATTGGGACTCTGGAAGCTCCTTAGGTGTTGCATATGGCGAGGATTCCTGCAGAAGGATTGAAGAATAAAGCACACGTTTTATCCTGAAAAAGTAAAGAAAAACTGTGTAAATTATGCTCCTTATATCGAATAATTGTCTTGCTATTTAAGCCTTTTAGAGTGATATATGTACATGCCGAAAGGACAAACACACTTTAAAAGGAGCGAGATACGATGTTAAGTACAAAATTCGGAATCGAGATTGAATTTACAGGAATTACAAGAGAAAAAGCAGCCAAGGTCGCTGCAGAATTTTTGCAAGGCAATTACAGTGAAGCCGGGACTTACTACGACACCAAGAAGGTAAAAGCTCCAGATGGGCGCGTGTGGAAGTTTATGTACGATGGGAGCATCAACTGCCAAAGAAAAGAAGGTAGAAGAAAAGTAGCTGCAGGTAGAGATTATAGCGTTGAGCTGGTTAGCCCAATCCTAACCTACCGGGAGGACATTGAAACTTTGCAGGAGCTAGTAAGAAAGCTTCGAAAGGCTGGAGCCTTTACAAACACTTCTTGTGGAATTCACATTCATTTAGATGGCTCCAACCATACACCAAGAAGCATCCGAAACTTTGTAAATATTATTGCAAGTAAAAACGATCTTTTTTATAAAGCACTACAGATTGCACCAGAGCGAATGCGCTACTGCAAGAAGATGGATAGCATTTTAGTTGAGAAGATGAACCACAAAAAGCCAACGACCATGAGGCAGATTGAGGACATTTGGTACGAAGGCTACAGCGAAAGCAGGGGTACACATTACCACAATAGTAGATACCATTTCCTTAATCTACATAGCTTTTTTACTGGGAATCATACGGTTGAGCTTAGAGGCTTTAATAGCGAGCTGCACGCAGGCAAGATCAGAAGCTACATTGTTCTTGCCTTAGCTTTAAACAACCAAGCTTTAACGCAAAAATTTGCCTCTGCGAAGAAGCCTCAAGTAGAAAATGAAAAGTTTGCCATGAGAACCTACCTAAACCGTATTGGGTTTATAGGAGAAGAGTTCAAAAACTGCAGAGAGCATTTAACAGCAGCACTTTCAGGTTCTGCAGCTTGGCGGTTTCGGGCGGCCTGAGCTGCCCTAAGGTCCTAAGCTAGGAAGGAGGAAAACAATGAGTAACAAACTATATCTTGCCTATGGTTCTAATCTTAATCTGGAGCAAATGGCAAACAGATGCCCCACAGCCAAGGTAGTTGGGGCAAGTAAAATAAAAGGTTATCGGCTGCTTTTTAGAGGATCACATGCGGGAGCAGTGGCAACCATAGAGCCTTTCAAAGGCGAAAGCGTTCCAGTGTTAGTCTGGGATATCACACCGGGAGATGAAGCGGCTCTTGACCGCTATGAAGGATGGCCATTTTTATATCGTAAAGAAACCATTAAAGTGAGATTGAATGGTAAAACTGTGCAGGCTATGGTCTACATCATGAATGAAGGAAGGCCATTAGGCCAGCCAAGCTGTTATTATTACAGCACCATTCTAGATGGCTATAAAAGTGCAGGTTTTGATGTAGAGATTCTGCGTAAGGCGGTAGCGGATTCTTTTGAGGAGGATAATGAATGAACCAAACCATAAAAAAACAAATACTTGCCATTCGAGATTCAGGTGAAACAAATATGTTTGATATCCCGATTGTGACTAGCATTGCTTTAAGAGAAGGCTATAGTAAGCTAGTAGATTACCTTGAAAAGAATAAAGAAGCATATGTCCATTTTATTCTGACAGGGGAAGACAAAACAAAATAAAATAGCCTAATCAACTATATAAAATATTAAGGAACTCTTAGGGGGTTCCTTTTTTCGTATCCATAAGGAGGTGGCGGCTATACGTAAACTAAAAAAATATAAGCCGACCATCTTTAAGGCGGATGGTTCGGTATATGATAAGGACGCTGCAGATAATGCGGTGTCTTTTATTAATTGCTTAAAGCATACCAAGGGAGAATGGTATGGGCAGCCATTTGAACTTATTGACTGGCAGGAACAGATTATCCGCGATGTGTTTGGGATTATAAAGCCTAATGGTTACCGTCAATTTAATACGGCATATATCGAAATCGCTAAAAAGCAAGGTAAATCTGAACTTGCAGCAGCGGTTGCCTTACTGCTTACTTGTGGCGATTTTGAGCATGGTGGTGAAGTATATGGATGTGCATCTGACAGACAGCAAGCTTCCATTGTTTTTGATGTAGCAGTGGATATGGTAGAACAATGTCCAGCTCTGAAAGCAAGAATTAAACCGGTACTATCGCAAAAACGACTTGTTTATAAACCGCTAGGTAGTTTCTATCAAGTTTTATCTGCAGAGGCATATACCAAGCATGGACTAAATGTGCATGGTGTGGTATTTGACGAACTTCATGCTCAGCCAAATAGACAGCTTTACGATGTCATGACTCATGGCTCTGGTGATGCAAGAAAGCAGCCACTGTATTTCTTAATTACGACTGCCGGAAATGATACACACTCCATTTGCTACGAGGTGCATCAAAAGGCTAAAGACATCCTTGAAGGGCGAAAGGTTGACCCTACATTTTATCCAGTTATTTATGGTGCTGATGAGAATGATGACTGGACCGATCCAAAGGTGTGGGCGAAAGCCAACCCCTCAATGGGCATTACCGTTGACATAGAAAAGATTCATATTGCTTGTGAAAGTGCAAAGCAAAATCCAGCAGAAGAGAACCTGTTTAGACAACTCCGTTTAAATCAATGGGTTAAACAGTCGGTACGCTGGATGCCTATGGAAAAGTGGGATAAATGTGCATTTACTATAAACCCAGAAAGCCTTGTAGGGCGTGCATGCTATGGTGGTTTGGACTTATCTTCTACCACTGACATTACAGCATTTGTTCTTATCTTCCCGCCTGAGTATGAGGGAGATAAATATATCATCCTTCCCTATTTCTGGATTCCGGAAGATAATCTGGATCAAAGGGTAAAGCGTGATCATGTACCTTATGACGTATGGGAGAAACAGGGGTTTTTACACACCACTGAAGGAAATGTGGTGCATTATGGTTACATTGAAAGTTTTATTGAGGAACTTGGGATGAA